CCAGAAGCCTGTAGATGAACAGACTGAGCGTGGTATAGTGGCTCGTGTGATTGAGCTTGAGCTTGCTACGAAGTCAGCGAACATCATCCAGAAATACCAAGCCGGTGAAGACATCGACCTAACCCGTGCACTGGAAGAAGCACAGGAAACAGCTAAGGTTCAGCTCGACCGTAGGGTGAACATCCCGTGGATTCAAGACAGTATCTTGGATCTACTCGTGCAGGAGGAAGACCACAGGGGTTTCAAGTGGCGCTTAGAGTGCCTGCGACAGAGTATGCGCCCGGTAAGGCCAGGTGACTTCGGGGTTATCGCAGCAAGGCCGGATGTTGGTAAGACCTCGTTCTTTACAGATCAACTCTCCTACATGGCACCCCAGCTTGACGAGGTGTACCCAGGTGAGGACCGCCAGATTCTCTGGTTCAACAACGAGGGTCCAGGTAAGCGGATTGTCCAGCGCCTGTACCAATCAACCTTGAATGCCCGGATAAGTGAACTGCTTGCAAGGAAAGCTGCCGGTACGATAGTCGAGGATTACGTTAAGGCTATCGGTGCCGTGGATCGTATCCGTATCCTTGATATTCATGGGATGTGGAACTACGAGATCGTGGACATCATGCTGACCATGCGTCCGGGTATTGTTGTCTTCGATATGATCGACAACATTAAATTCGGCGGGGATGCAGCAGGTGCAAGGACAGACGAGAAGCTGGAAGCTATGTACCAGTGGGCACGATGCTTAGGCGTACGCTTTGATTGCGTAGTCTTTGCAACTTCTCAGATAAGTAATGAAGGCGACGGTCTGCAATACCCGACACTAGGTATGCTGAAGGATTCAAAGACTGGTAAGCAGGGTGCAAGCGACTTCCAGCTCATGATAGGGAAGTCTAATGACCCTAACATGCGCAGCTCCAGGTTCCTTAGCCTACCAAAGAATAAGCTGAACCAAGAGGGCTTCGATAAAGACCCTCGACAGGAGGTTATCTTTGATGAGTTGCGCGGTAGGTTCTATATGCCAGAAGGCACCGGAGGTATTGTATGAGCACTAAGTCTGAGTCTTATCAAGATCTACATAAAAGCAGGACTGCCAAGAAGCAGCAAGACCTACTTATTGAAGTTCTGAAACGTAACACTGGCGGGCTTACACGCACAGAATTAAGCATTCGTGCCGGTGTAAGCATTAATGCTACATGCGGCAGGATCGCTGAACTCCTGATGCAGAAAAGGGTTCAGATTTCTGGGACACGGTTGTGCAACGTGACTTCCCGCACAGTGCAAGTTGTGCAGGTTGTAAAAGGCGCAGTGTGTCTTATGTGCTCCGCGACGTCAGCGGCCGAGTGCGAGGGATGCCTGAGTTGGAGGTTGTATGCTGAGAGTACCTAGGAATCATCCAGAGGCTGTGGTGTGCAGCGAGTGCCCTGTGCGTGGTACTGATGCCTGTGGTTTTGTATACGGCTGTCCATCGAAGCACCAACCAACGGAGCCTGAAGGCAGCGACGAGGAAGAGTACTTTTAAGGAGGCTTATGAGCTACCTTGTTCACGACTGCGAGACAAGCACCCGTGCCTCGTTCAAGCGTAAGGCGAACCAATTCGACCCGCTGAATTGGGTAGTCGCTAATGGGTTCAAGCACCGTGGTGGTGAGATCCAAACGGCGTACTACGGTCGTGACAGGGGCGCTAAGTGTATCCCTATTCTTCCGAGTACGAAGCTGCTTATCGGATTTAACTACAAGTTCGACCTACTATGGCACTGGGAGCTTCAGGAGCTTCAAGAGTTCTTCGTGCGGGGTGGTAAGATATGGTGCTGCCAGTACGCTGAGTACTTGCTGGAAGGTCAGCAGCAACATGCCCAGATGTGTAGCATGGACAGCATCGTTGAGAAGTACAAGGGCACGCTGAAGATTGATGAGGTGAAAGCTCTGTGGGCTGCTGGTGTAGATACCATTGATATACCGGAGGATCTTTTGATTAGATACCTGGGTGGTTCTCAAGGGGACATAGCGAACACAGAGCTTATCTTTCTCGGTCAGGTTTCAAGAGCACGCAGGCAGGGTCAGCTCATTGATATATGTGAGCGTATGGAGGGGTTGCTGTGCACCACGGAAATGGAGTACAACGGCCTGCACGTAAATCGGGTAGTCGCTCAAGAGGACCAAGCTGCCCTTGAGAAAGAGCTACAGGAGCTGGAAGAGGAATTACAGAACTCCCTGCCAGAATTTCCACCTGAGTTCACATTCAACTGGCGTAGCCCTGTGCACAAGTCCACCCTGATCTTTGGTGGGGCTGTACCGTACGAGAAGTGGATGCCACACCTCGATGATGCCGGTAAGCCGCTGTACTGCGTCAAGAAGGAACCGTACTACCTGTTAAACGGTAAGCCTAGAATTTCAGTTGGTGCTATGGAGGCTAGGCTTTTGGACCCGCAGTTAGCAGCAAAGGCCAAGCACGCACTTGATAATTTCCTTGACAGAAATGCAAGTGGTAAGAACGCAGGATGTCTTAAGACAGTTAATGTAGATGTTCCTGATCTTACTCGACCAAAAGGAGCAAAGCAGAAGTTCACCTTCACGCTGCCGGGGTACACCGATGGCAACAAGCTATGGCTTGGGTCGCTTACTGATGCAGAGGGTGGCCCGATATACAGCACAGGAAAGGACATCCTCGAAGCACTTGGTAACAGGAACATCGGGTTCTTGAAATCCCTGGCCAATCGTACCAAGGTATCGAAAGACCTAAGCACGTATTATGAGGTGGTAGACGAGAAGGGTGTACGTAAGGGGATGCTTACGTGTCTTGGTGATGATAACCGGATACATCATAAGCTGAATCATACGAACACTATCACTACCCGCCTGTCCTCGTCTGATCCGAACCTGCAGAACTTAACACGACCAGACTTCGATGAAGCCCTTGGCAGAAAGAAGTCCTTCGTTAAACGTATGTTCGAATCTCGCTTCGGTGCAGACGGTTGCATGATCGAGTCTGATTACAGTCAGCTTGAGGTAGTTGTACAGGGCCTGTTGAGTAATGACCCGCAGCTTGTTCAGGACATCATCAATAAGGTTGACTTCCATTGCAAGCGCCTTGCGGCTAAGTTGAATGAAGACTACAGCATGGTGCTGAAGTACTGCAAGGATGAAGCAGAAGCCAAGCACGATGAGTACAAGTTCGCAAGAACGGAGATAAAGCAGTTCACCTTCCAGCGTGCCTATGGTGCAGGTGCCCCAGGCATATCAGCAAGTACGGGTATACCTCTGGCAGTAGTAAAGGAGCTTATCGAAATTGAAGAGCGCCTGTATCCTGGTATTACTACGTACTACAATGAGATCGAAGCAGCTTGTGAGAAGTCTCGCTGGCCCACGAACACTCGTGAGCCTCTCCCGGATAAGCCTGGTGTGTATGTGCAGTGCGGAAAGGGTAAGTACCTTACTCCTACACAGGCGCTATTCGTATTCACTGAAGTTCCGGCACCTGAGTTTGTCAGAAGGAGGACTTCAAGAGATACAGCGTTCTACAGACCGCATATTCAGAACTACCCGATACAGGGTGTGGGTGGACAGGTCGTGCAGTATGTGCTCGGTCGATTGTTCCGGCACTTCATCAAGAGCAGGAACTACGGCGGCAAGGCGTTCTTAGTAAACACAGTGCACGACTGTGTGTGGATTGACTGCCATAAGTCTGTATTAGATACAGTGGCGCGGGACGTTAAACGTATCATGGAGAGCATCCCGGCAATTCTGACGGAACTCTACGGTATGGCCGTACAGGTGCCCTTCCCTGTGGAAGTTGAGGTGGGTCCTAACATGCTAGACTTGCACAAGTGGAAGGAACCAGATGTGTAAAGTTTTCATCTGCAAGCAGAGTACCTGCTGCATAACCTGCGCGCATAAATTGTGCGAGTTCCCGTGTCCTAAAAGGCACACTATCTGTAAGCACAACAACGGGCGCGTTGAAACAAAGGAGGTACACCATGGCGATTAATTTTGCAGCATTGGCTAACGCCGCAGCGGAAGCTGAAGACTTCACGAAGGAACAGGCAGGAGGAGATTTCGAGAGGGAACTCCCGGCTGCCGGTAAGGCTCTGTGCAGACTTCGGGAGTACATCGAGCTTGGGGAGCAACCTAACGCCACCACAATGTACCCGGATAAGAAGCCTGCTCAGAAGGCACGCTTTGTGTTCGAGCTTACCTCCAAGAAGCACATCAAGGAGATTGTTAAGGAGGACGGGACAAAGATTGTAATCCCGTACACCTTGAGCTGCACGCTGCCTATCAGCAAGAGCAACAAGTCGAACTACATCAAGCTCTTCAGAACCTTGAACTACGACGGGAAGCTCACGCATCCCGCCCAAGCACTGAACAGGGGCTTCATCGTTGAGATCATCCATGGGTACGATAAGGCTGATATGGATGGTGCCAAGGCTAAGGCTGGTGCCAAGCCTAAGTACGCTAACTTCCAGAACGGCGGTGCGTACACTCTATCTGCCCCGCGTATCGAAGACCCTAGTGGGGAAGAGGAAGTTAAGATCATTGCCGTCCCTGAACTCCGGGACTCCATGAAGCTGTTCCTCTGGAATAACCCTACGAAGGAGTGCTGGGAATCTCTGTTCATCGACGGTACTCGTGAGAAGGACGGGGTACAGATCAGCAAGAACTGGATGCAGGAAATTCTGCTCTCTGCGCTTGACTTCAACGGATCACCCCTGCACCAGATGCTTGAAGGTGCAGGTGCCTTGGATGACCTGAGCACCATGAGCACAGGGCAGGATGCTATGTCTGAGTTCTGCGGGGATGACGACGGTATCCCGTTCTAATGACCGATGAGCTAATGCTCCGTTTTGTGAACGAGGCCGGTGCAGTTATAGGCTGCCCGGCTGAGTTCACAGGTACGTGGAAGGAATCAGGTGTTACATGGGAGCTACTGCTTTACCCTGCATCTTCTAATGTAAAGAACGTCTTCCGTGGAAAGAGTCCAGCACAGTGCCTGATGCGCTGTAGAAAGGAGCTAGCATGAACGAGTTCGGTATAGACCTCTCTGCACTCGATGCAGCGGAGGTGATTGTCCCGGATGTTATTCCTGGTCGTGTACTTCAGCTTGACGGTGATATGCTGTGCTACGAGTGCTGCTTCGATGACGAGACTCCAATGAGTCAGTGCATTGCGAACTTCACTGCTGCACTCCAAGTCCGTATGGCCGTGTCTGCTTCGGAGTTCTGCACAATCCACCTGACCGGCGAGGACAAGGGTGGTAGGTTCCAAGTTGCTAAGGTGAAACAGTACCAAGCGAACAGGTTGAATAAAGTTCGACCAGCGAATCTTGGTGCTATCCGTGCATACGTACAACAGCACTACGCACTGGTCAATGGCAACAACGCTGTAGCAGTGCTGCACGAGAACCAAGAAGCTGATGATGGTATGGCTACGGCGCAGTACCAAGCATTCCAAGGCTCCTTGAGTAATCCTTTGCTGTCTGTTATAATGTCGGGGGATAAAGACCTCACTATGTGCAGCGGCTGGCACTGCGACTGGTGGAGCTACGAAATGACCTACGTAGAGGGCTTCGGGTCGTGCAGACTGGATGACTCCGGGAGCACTAAGAAGGTCAAGGGATTCGGTACATCGTTCTTCTGGCACCAGTTGCTCATGGGGGACACCGCCGACAACATCCCTGGACTTCCGATGCTCGGGCCGGATATGGTGAATAAATTCAAGCCGACCAAGGCCAGCATTGCGGCACTGGCGGCACTGGCAGACCGCACAGAGAGCGCGGCGAAGAGGGCTAAGGCAGAGGCCACCCTTGCCGGTAGAACGGCTAAGATCGGCCCTGCGCTGGCCTACGAGGTGCTTCAGGATTGCCGGACCGATGCTCAGTGCTTTCTGCGGTGCGTCGAGGCTTACCAGTCGCACTACGGCAAGGATGTCTTTGATGTCATTGCATGGGATGGAACAGTATTCCAAGCGAAGTCCGGTGCTATGCTGCTTGAGCAGGCTCAGTTGCTGTGGATGCGCCGGAAGAAAGACGAGTGTCCTAGAGAGTTCTTTAAACAGGTAATGCACGGGGAGAACTGGATTGGCAAACGCAGTGAAGGAGCAGCGGCCTAAGCACTGGCCGATGTACATAGAGTACTACAAGAAGCACAAGAATGAACTCGTGCTTGTTCGTAGGAAGAACATCAATAGCCTTGGTGAGTTCCTAATGGATCAGACGTACGCCTTCCCAGTCAACGATTCAGTGGATGGCGGGTCTGTTACAGTACACCGATGTAGCATCAAGAAGGGAGTCAAGGTCGAAGATGGTTACGATGCAGTCCGTGCTTTCCTGGAACACCTTGGCCTGTGTCCTGTCGGCGTATGTCTGTCTATGGGCTTTCCGGAGGTGGTAGGCGTTGCCAGCCCCACGTAAGTTAACCACAACCGAGATTGCTGTTGTTCGTGGGCACCTGTTAGCTAAACAAGGCTTCAGGTGCCCACTATGCAATACTTCGATAAAGACTGGTGCACGTGGCGGGGGTTGCTTGGACCATGACCACGACACAGGGTTCGTGCGTGCAGTGCTATGCAGAACATGCAATGGTGGTGAGGGCAAGATACGCAGCTTGGCTATGCGCTATGGTGGTGGTAAGGAGAACCATGTAGAATGGCTTACTCGCTTGACCGCGTACCTAGCGTTGCATAGTAAACCGCAATCGCATTACGTGCACCCTACGCACTTATCCGACGAAGAGAAGCGGGTCAAGAAGAACACCAAGGCCCGGACTACTCGTGCTAAGGCAAACGGAACACTTGTTAAGAAAGGCGTACTGGTGAAGAAATAATGAAGGCACGTAACCTGTTCAGTGATGCCAAGGTGCTAGAAGCACGCACAGGAAACAAACGACCTGACGGCAGTATTAACTTCGCCGGTATGGCGAGAATGCTCTCGGATAACACTGCCGGAATCCAGGTAAGCCGACATGTAGCTAAGTACTGGTCGAAGCAGTTCGACAAGACAAAAAAGAACGGTGAACATTACCTTACACTCGCAGGGCCTAACCGGGATATGCGGCAGGCCCGTAAGCTACGGGAGCCTAGTATTACCGACGATGCCGCTATTGTCCAAGGTACACAGGATACCTCCTGCATTCTGTTCTTAACTGACAATCATGCGCCGTATCATCATCCTGACCTTATACCCTTCCTGTCTATGCTGAAGGACAAGTACAAGCCTACGATGACTGTTCATGGTGGGGATGAGAACGACATGCACGCCATGAGCTTCCATGACTCTGATCCTGATCTGGCATCAGCGGGACAAGAGCTTGACCTAGCTAGGGTGTGTGCAGAGGATATGCACAGGCTGTTCCCTCGTATGCAAATCTGTCACTCGAACCACGGCTCGTTGCTGTACAGAAAAGCGTTCGCTCATGGTATACCAGCTGCCTACCTGAAATCCTATAGGGAGGTGCTCTTCCCGAATGGTGGGGGTGAGGGATGGAGCTGGCATGACAGCTTACGTGTCCAACTTCCGAATGGAGAAGACGTACAGTTTCAGCACGAGGTCAAGGGAGACATCCTGAAGACAGCAGCGCATGAACGGTGCAACTTAGCTGTTGGGCACAACCACTCTCAGTTCAAGATCCTGTACGCCGCAAGCAATGCTTCATTATACTGGGGTATGTTCGCAGGCTGTTTGCTTGATAAGAAAGCACTGGCGTTCAAGTACGGGCAGTTGTTTCCGCAGAAGCCTATCATCGGCTGTGCACTAATCGAGGACTCTTTACCGAGACTCATCCCAATGCTGCTTGATACGCATGGCAGGTGGGTCGGGAGGGTGTAATGCGAAAACGTATTTGTGTTATTCTAAATGCACCTCCGTGTGCTGGTAAGGATACACTCGCAGATGTACTCTGTGACCTGAAGTACACACAGGACGACTTGAACTTCACAAAGGCGGAGTTCAAGGGTGCCCTGTACAGTATCGCATCCGCTGTATCTGGTGTTAGGCGTTCCGAGGTTGTACGACTTTGCCAGCATCGTGTACTAAAGGATACACTCCAGGTGCCGGCGTTCGACGGGCGTACGCCTAGGGAGTACCTGATCTTTATCTCGGAGACACTCATCAAGCCTACTATGGGTGCAGCGTACTTCGGAAGAGCTGTTGTTCAAAGCATCCGAAACATCCAGCCGGGTACGGATGTCGTATTTTCTGATGGAGGGTTTCCAGCAGAGATCCCGCCACTTGTGGAGGAGTTCAATGGGCATGTTGTGGTTATTCGCTTGCATCGTCCGGGGTATACTTTTGCTGGGGACAGCCGTACGTACCTTGACAAGACGTGCGGTACTCCGCATATCTTTGATGTTGGCCTTGCGGCGGGTGAGGTAGACCAGGCCGTCGAGGACATCCTAGCAGTTCTTACACGCTACAACGAACGCTATAATTCATAGGAGGTTCCATGTATACACCTAGAGCTAAACCTGTGCACCTTGTACGAAACATGCACGAGGTTCCTAAGAACAAGCTACAGTGGCCATGTTACGGTCAGGAGAAGTTCGATGGTGTATACGCCTATGGGTTATGCACAGAGCACGACACTCGGATATTCAGTCGTACTGGTGGGCTGTATGTGTCCATGAAGCACATCGAGCGAGTCCTTGCGCTGTACCGAAGATCACACGAGCCTATGGACTGCGTGTATATCTTCGAGGTGCAGGCGGAGGGTATGGCCCTGAATGAAATCTCTGGGCGTGCTCGTGATACAAAGAAGCAGTTCCCGGAAGCCTATGGCCGGATATACGACCGTATCCCATACACAGACTTTGTGGCCGGGTTGTGCACCATGCACTACCGTACAAGGCACATGCTCTCCCAGCAGATTGTTAGAACGCACCCTGAAGTATTTGGGTACGTAGACAACACTGAAATTTGCTCTCAGGCTGAGGCCGACGCTTTCGCTGATGCTATCATTGATCGTGGCGGGGAGGGTGCTGTATTCAAACACATCCAAGGTATCTGGCAGGCAGGCAAGAAGAACGAGGTCTACACGAAGATCAAGCGGGAGATCAGTCTCGACCTTGAGGTAATCGGAGTTGAACCAGGTGAAGGTAAATACGCCGGAACCCTCGGTGCCCTTGTCGTGCGTATGCGGCAGTTCGGCAAGCTCTCTGGTAGGATCATCGAGCTGTCTGTGTCTGGCATGACTGATGCCCAGCGTAATGCTTGGTGGGCTGATCCAGACTGTATTATTGGAAGCATCGTTAAAGTAGATGCAATGCGCTACAGCGCCTACGGCTCTTTGCGTGAACCTCGCTTCAAAGAAGTGCGAACCGATAAGGATAAACCCGACCTTTGAAACAAACAAAGCTGCTCGAAAGATTCTTTAATGCTTGAGCGCCAGCTCGCCCTTGAGCGGGAAATGGTTGACGCGGGTATAGAGCGTTACCAGCGAGTGTGTAAGACTGCTGAGGAGTCTGGACGGGGTTCTGATACAACGTACGCCAAGAGACTTCTACCAGAACTCTGCCGTGACCTGGCTGATAGTATTGAGACAGCGAAGCTAGTAAAGAAGGCCGGGGTACAGGCTGTGTACCTCGGCCTTCTCAGGGGAATCGACAGCAACCAAGCTGCCTTTATTACCTTAAAGGTTATCTTCGACTCTATGATGAAGGCAGACGCTTTAACGAGTATTGCCATAAGCGTAGGTCAGCGTATAGAGGATCAGATCAGGTTCCACAGGTTCGAGGAAGAAAACACCGCGTATTACACGGCAGTCATTGAAGACTTCCGCCGCAAGGGTACTGCCTCCTACAGACACATGCACAGGGTGCTAACCAAGAAGGCGAATGAGAGGGCAGACCGGTGGGTTGAATGGACACCACGGGAACGCTTGCTGCTTGGTGTAAAGCTTATTGAGTTGTGTATCCTGAGCACCGGCCTTATTAAGAAGGTTGTAGTACGCAGTGGTCGTGGTCCGCAGGTTGTAGCTAGACTTGAGGCAACAGAAGATACAATGCAGTGGATAGACGAGCACATGCACGAGGCGGAGCTTCTGCATCCGATAACGGCACCTTGTCTCATTCCACCTAATGACTGGGTTGGTGTAAAGGATGGCGGGTATTATACACCGGACATCCGACGGCGGGTTCAGTTCATTAAAACCAAATCCAAGGCGCACAGGACGGCCCTAGAGGGCGCCGATTTCTCAAAGCCTATGGCTGCCGTCAATGCCATTCAAAAGACGCCCTGGCGGGTCAATAAGGCCGTCCACGACGTTATTAAGGAAGTCTGGCGGCGGAATCTTCGGATCGGTATGCCAGCCTCGCACCCCTTCGAGGTTCCGGCGTGCCCCGTTCCGAGGGATCTGCCCAAGGAACGGATGACCGAGGATCAGCAGATTGACTTCACTCGATGGAAGAGAGAAGCTGCTCTGTGCTATACGAGTGAACGTGACAGAATCTCGAAGTGCTTGCAGCTAAGTCGTGTACTTAGTATGTCTCAGAAGTACAGGGACGAGAAGGAGTTCTACTATGTCTACACCTGCGATTTTAGAGGCAGGATTTATGCAGCTTCCCCTGGCCTATCGCCACAGGGTGCAGACTTTAGCAAAGGTCTTATTGAATTTGCGAATGGGAAACCGTTGGGAGAACGAGGCGCGTTCTGGCTCAGTGTGCATGGTGCCAATACGTACGGATACGACAAGGATACATACGCAGGACGAGCTGCCTGGGTTGAAGAGCACTCCGACATTATATGCAGAACTGCGACTGATCCGTTTGGAAGCACAGAGAGATCCTTCTGGTCTGATGCTGACAAGCCGTACCAATTTCTGGCCTTCTGCTTCGAGTACGCCGCTTTTCGGAGTACAGGACCAACGTACGTTTCCAGACTCCCTATTGCGCTTGACGGATCGTGCAACGGGCTGCAGAACTTCTCAGCAATGCTTCGTGATGCTATCGGTGGTAGCGCAACGAATCTATGCCGTGTTGACAAACCAGCCGACATTTATCAGACCGTCGCCAACAGAACAGCGGAAAATGTTGGGGCTGTTGAGGGTATGTCTACTGAATGGTTGGGTTTCGGGATTACACGAAAGCTAGCCAAGAAGCCTGTGATGACACTCCCGTACGGCAGCACATTACAATCGTGCAGAGAGAGCATAGAGGACTATATCTATGAGCACATTGAGACTTCTCCTTGGGCTGGTAGAGATATTTTCGCGGCCAGTAAGATGCTTTCCGGTATTATGTGGAAGAGCATAGGGGACACCGTAGTTGCTGCACGCGAGGCTATGCACTGGCTGCAACAATGCAGTAAGGTCCTAAGCAAAGAGAACCTGCCGATTATCTGGCACTCTCCGCTAGGGTTCAGAGTATACCAAGGGACAGTAAAATGGCACTCTACTGTTGTGAATACCCAGCTATGCGGTAGGGTGCAGCTCTTTATAGCAGCAGCAACAGACCAGATAGATAAGTACAAGCAATCGAATGGTGTTGCACCGAACTTCGTGCATAGCATGGATGCTTGCCACTTGATGTCAACTGTACTCCTTGGCAGCGACATAGAATCTTGGGCTATGATCCACGACTCATACGGGACACATGCTTGTGACATAGATCGACTGCATGTAGTTCTCCGTGAAGCATTCGTGAATATGTACCAAGAGCATGATGTACTGCAGAACTTCCTTAACGAGCAGGAGGCTGTATGCAGTAGTACATTCCCTGAACGACCTGCCGACGGTACACTGGATCTGTCAGGTGTTATGCAGTCGGAGTACTTCTTTGGTTAATAGGACTTGGTAGTAGTAAAGCGACGCCTCTGTAATAGGACTTGGTTGTAGAGATACAACTACCCTATTATGGAGGCGTCTTTTTGTGTTTAAAGACCTTGAAGCAGAACAAGCAATCAGGCTACTACTTGACTATATAAATCAAGGTCAGGTAATACCTAAGAGCTTACAAGAAAGGATAAAGGAACTTGAGCTTAGTAATCTTATTCCAGAAGACCAAGCAGTACTGTAAAGCAGTAGCACTAGCTCTTGTTGGTAAACCTGTAGTACAAGAAGTACATAAAGAGGTGATTGTACAAGAAGTACACTGGAAGGATTGTGGTACAGGTATACAAGAACTACAGGTACTAAAAGACGTATTTAAACAGGATAGATGGAAGAAGGGCACTGTACTAGAAGACTTAGTATTTAATGCAGGTCAACAGTCTGTAGTGGATTATATGGCTAGACAGGTTCAAGCCAAGCTACAGAGAACGGAACTCCAATGATTCTGAGAGCACTGCATCCAGATGATGTAGAGAGTGTAGCTGACAAGACTCTAGCTATACTTATTACACTTCCAGAGTACGCCGGTGTAATCTTGGACAGGGCGCATGTAGTACGACACCTGCACTACCTAATTGAATTGCCTAATGTGTTCTTTATGAACCTGTGGGATGGTGATGAGCTTGTAGGTAACTTCTGTGGTGCTGTCCATGATACGTGGTTCTCTCCTACTATTACAGCAAGTGAGTTGTTCTTCTGGTTACATGAAGACTACAGAACACTCAAGAACGTATTCAAACTCCTACGAATGTGGGAATCTTTTGCAACCATGCACTCTGCAACGTCGATTTGCATGGGCGCCTCAACCGGCGTGAACACAGACCGCGTGGCTAAACTGTATGAGCATCTAGGCTACATGCAGGTTGGTACACAGCATACGAAGAGGATATAATGGCAGCAGCAGCTATTCTGGCTGGACTTTCCTTGCTGGTGGCAGCAGCCGGTGGGGTTAATGCCGCATCGCAGGCTAATGTAGCTAAGAAGACTGCAGCAAGTAATGCGAATGATGCAAAGCGTGAGGCACTTGAGGCAGCAAATCAATCCACGGCAGCCACGCAGAACGACCGTGGTGAAGTAGATTTGCAGTCAGAAGAATCCTTAGCAGACTCAGCTATACTTGGCAAGAGTAAGAAGAACAGGCTTCGTGTTGGCAGGACCGGCGCTAATGCAGGGGCTGGGACAGGTACTGGGTTGAGTGTTGGATAACAACCTGTATAATCTTCCGGGAGCACTGCATTCCGATTACCTAAAGCTGGAAGCATTGAAGGCTAACCTGTACGCCAGATGCGAACAGTACGCCGGGTGGACACTTCCTTCAGTATTCCCATTGGTAGACAGTAAGACTACCACAGAAGAAACACAGCACGACTATCAGAGCATTGGTGCTAGATCAGTGAACCATTTGAGCAATAAGCTCACTATGTCCCTGTTCCGACCCAGTGCTCCGTTCTTCCGATTAGAGGCGACACCTGCGTATACTGCTGCACTCGGTGCACAGGGTATTGAGGAAACGGGTATTAACCTAGCGTTGTCCAGAGCAGAGCGAAGGGCTATGCGTAAGTTACAGTCCAGGGGTATACGCGTTGCCTGTACATCCGTAATGAAGCACTTGATCGTAGTAGGAAACTGCTTGCTGTACATGCCGCCTGATGGTGGTAATGCACAGGTTTACAGTATGCGCGACTACTGTATTCAGCGAGACTTGAGTGGTGCGGTATTCAATATCATCACGAGGGACCTGAAGACTCTAGGTTCTCTGACGCCTGAACTCAGAATGAAGGTTCAAGCTGCTGACCC